AGCTCTGTCTTTGGCCTGTCCATACCGTCCTGTATTGGCTTGAAAAAGAACGGGTAATTAACGGATATTGGTACCACCTTATCAGTGAACATCTTCTTGGCATCAGGGCCAGATTTTGATAATATCCCAAACCTAGAGTCGCTTGATATGGTCGCCATATTAACAGTCTCTCCTGATGCCATAAATGAAAATCCAGACCGTCTATTTTTGAGGTAGCACATGCCATAGGATCTATGATCGGCCTTACAAGCTTCCCAGAATATGTAGAATAATCGGTTTGATTCGCGGAAGTCAGGTTGACCGACATCAATTTTACTCCACTGCAGGTACATATAGTGAGTACCAGTAATGTAAGTAGCCACACTCTTATTATAGAACCAAAAGCCTTGTTCTCTTTTATTGAATTCACTATCGATGTAATCATACCACTTTTCTTTAAAGTCTAATGGGTATTCTTCCCAATCAAATACAGACTTTATTTTTTTCAATACTTTAGGATACTCAGAATATTCCCATGTGTTTGAATCAAATTTTTCTACGTTAAACTTTTCAGGTAAAGCTATTTTTAAATTTTGTATTTCATATACTTCACCTATTTTACCTGTCTTAGATATAACAACCATGTCATGTTCTTTGTTATATCCATACTCCCACTTTTTATACCTATTAGTTCTTTTTAAAACTTTAGGCTTTATATAGTCTTTTAAAACTTTGTATAAACTCTGCTCGTACATTATGATGATCTACCTTCTGCAAAACCTTTAAAAGTTCTTTCTTTTTTAACTTCTTTAGGTTTTTCGTTTAACAAGTTTTCTTCTTCTTCAATGCGATTAAGTATTTCAAAGGCATCGAATATAGCTAGCTTTTTAGTAGCTGCTGCGTTTTTAAGTCTGTCAGCTGATATATCATCATCTGAATCAACAATAGCTTCTTTAGCTACTTTGATTAACTCCTCAACTGCACGTTGCCCAGCTTGGATTATATTCTTCTTCGTTTCCTTGGTGTTCATACTTAATTACAATATCATTAGATTTCATACAGTAAAGTCTTTTTCCTTCAACTAAAAATTCCCATTCGCCATTAGGCGTATAGCCAACTAAGTCTCCTGGGTTTATTTCTAGCGCTTCTAAGGACTTATTGCCATATTTTAATATACCAATAAGCTTACGCTCTTTATCAAGCGTTAGAGAATCATTACTTTTTATAGGTGTTATAAAACATCTGTCACCAACAGTGTTCCAACCGTTTTTATTTTTATATAAATAAACCTGGTCAAGGCTACAGAAATACAAATCATTTTCAAAATAAGATCTGCTTTTTTTCTTTTTACCTTTCATATCATAAAAGGTTCTAAATACGTTTTGGTGTATAACTACTATATCACCTTTTTTAATGCCTGATTTGAAAGCTAGTGGTGTTTCTATTACTTTAGCCAATCGGTTTACAAACTTCCAGTTTTCAATTTTAGTATTGACAACAATGTCTCTACCAGCTATTTTAACTGTATTTTTATATTTATCACCAAGCGGCTTGACAATAAAATCATATAAGCTTTTCATTAATACTCTAAATCATACTCAACAGATACAGCCATGTTAGAATTGAACTTCTTCCATGGCAACACCTCGTTGTTTTTCTTTATATGAATATTATAAGAACCATCAGATTCATCTAAAACTATGTAAGCTATTTCGTGACCGCCATATACCTGTTGGCCTACGGAATAATGCATTGCATCGTTTTTATAGTCAGAACCAATACTTATTTTACGTATTACTTGGCTCATCTTCTTTTTCTATTTCGGTATACTCTCCTGTCTCTAGATTTATATTAACAGCGCCATACTGTTTTTCTAACTCTATTTTATTATTTTCTATTTTTTCATTAACACCAGCAATTTTATGCAGCAAAGAGTGTTTTTGAGCTTCAAGAGTTCCTATATTACTTAGTATTGTATTTATTTCTGTTTGAAATTCAACAATAGTTTCAAGTTGTTTTTTTGTTATTTTTGCCATTTGATTTGATTTAATTTAATTGTTATATTTATATAGTTACTTGTATATAAGTTATTTACCTGCTATAATATTAGAAACATTAGTGTTGCCTGATAAAACATAGTCAACTACCACAGGAAACCACTCTCCTTCAGGAGGGTTTCTAAATGTAATAGCTTGAGCTTGTCCAGGTAAACCTGATCCACTTGAGCCAGTTGCACCTACAGGTATAACTTCTAAAGTTTGACCTGCTGTACTTGTTCCTATATATAAAACAGAACCATTTAAAGAATCTGCCGCGGTTAAAGAACCTACAGCTACAGGTGTTACTGCTTGTATGCTATTTGTTATAAAATCAGGTTGATTTGCGTATTGTCCCATTTTTATTTTTTTAAAATTTGTTTTGTTTTTTCCCAGCTACGACCTACAAAATAAGCGCCATACACTGTAACTAGTAGTGTTTGAAATATTGGTATATATTCTTCAGCTATTTTAAACTGACCTATGTTGCCGTCAAAAAAGGCGCAGGCAGTAAATATAACTGTCAAGTATATAAGCACCATTGGTCTTATGTTTTTAGACAGTTTACTATCTGACGCCATATCAGCAGCCCAACGAGCGCTAACCTGCTCTTGGGCTTCAGTGTCTGCTTTTTGTAGTATCTCTGTTATTAATCTTTGTGCTTCTAGCTTTTCTTCTTTAGTTGTTGTTAAGTTATCTAAAACTGCACCAACTTCTTTTATAACATTACCAGTAAGCCATTGCCAAAGCTTTTTCATGTTACTCTCTATCCATTTTATTTTGAAGATAACTATCTAGTTTAGCTATAGCTCTCTGCGTTTTTTTAGTGCCAAACATGTTTGTAGCTAAATTTAAAGTTTTTTCGTCTCCAGTGTTAAGGTATGTTTTAAAAGTACCCGGCTGTCTGCTTGTTCCTGATGTTATATCTGATCTTTTAATAGGATCTATACCACCACCGATTTTTCTAGATTTTTGCTCTTTTTCCATTTTAGCATAATCTCCAAAAGATCTTGCTTCTAATCCTGGTCTTATTTTATTATATGTTTTATAATCCTTTTGATAAGTACCTATTGATTTACTAGAATACTCTGGAAAAACAGTACCGCCAGAAGCTGTTGTATTGGTACCTTGTCTACCTATTAAAGTTCTACTGTTAGGATCATAACCATCAAATTTTTTTACTACAGGATCTGCTATAATAAGATCTTTAGGGCTAGAGCTTTTGAAATCTGGCTTAGCTTTTTGTCCTATTTTATCTCCAAAACTTTTAACTGAAGATTTTATATCAGCTAGTTGCTTTGATTGATCAGTTTCAGGATCTCCAATTTTTTTAGCTGGTGAATCATGATCCATTTTCATTGCTGATTTTTGAGCTGTTTCATCAATAACATCGCCTCCGTATTTTATATCAGGATTACTACCTAATCTAGAGTGCTGAGCATGTTTTGAAATCCAAACTCCTTTCATTTCTGCTGGGCTATGTCCCATCTCAGCAGGGCTATGTCCCATTTCTGCTGGTGAGTGACCCATTTGAGGTCCTCCTTTTTTATTTCCGTAAGGCATAATATTAGTTTTTATGAATTTTTATAAGCTTCATTTTCCCAAGGTAACTTAACATTACCCTCGTCCATTTTAGCTCGTGAATATTTTTTACCTTTCCAGTACACGTAATCATCGTCGTAGTTAAGATCACCATTTTTCATTTGATCTATGTGAACCATTTCGTGGTCTATAACATCTTGTGTTCTAGAAGGGCAAACATTCTTGTTTATTATAATAGTTAAATTGTTATTAGCTTTACCCATAACATCATCTTCCATGCTTACGTGGTAAACTGGTGTACTCATTATTTTTTTATCGTACGGAGAGTTAGTAAGTTTAAAAGCCATATTATTGTTTGTATGGAAACATTTTATTTAATGCTCCTTTTCTGGCTTCACAGCCGCAAGGGATATTAAGCCCCTTGCTAACTGTATCTACCATTTTCTTAATGCCTGTAGCTCTAGTAAACTTCTCTATATCGTCTCCTAAACCTCTAGACTTCATGTTACGCTAAAGCTAAACCAGTGATTTCTAAATCTCCTAATTGTACAATTGATAGTACTCCTCCTGGATTCGCGGTTAATGCGTTGTTTACTGCTGTTGCAATATCAACACCTTTAGCTGTTAAATCTAATTGCATAGATGTGCTTCCGCCGCCAGCGAAATAAATACTAGCTGAATTAGAGTCACCTACTGATGCTACTGTACCTTTTACTACTGCTGCAACTGTGTCTGCACCAATTACTACATCTGCAGTAACGTTTGTACTAGACGCGAAGTTTTGTTTTTTGATCTTAATAAATTTTGCCATTTTTTTAATGTTAATGTTAATGTTAATTTTTAGCTAGGTTTGTACAGTCCTAATCTGTTTATGTTGTTTCTTGTGAAACAGTTATAGCTGTTACTTTCACAGCAGTTTTAGTACCAAATAAAGGTAAAACAACTACTTCAGTAGCTCCTGGGTTTCCTATTGCTGCTTTTTGAACAGCTTGAGTCCACTCTGTTGCTGGATCGCCGTTTCCAGTGGTCGCCGGCACCGTAAAAGTTATATAATTACTATCATCATGAAATATAGTAAAAAAACCTCCTTTACCAGTATCATCGTTTTTACCAGACTTAATCAAAGTCATGTTATTTAATCCTATTAAAAAATCATTTTTGTTGTCAGTTATGCCGATGTTTTCTTTTTTAATTTTAATAAATCTTGCCATTGTTTTATATATATAATTTTTATTTTCTTTTACCCGTGCAGTGTCCTTCTAATGGACTATCATCTTCCATTTTTGCAGCTGAACCATCAGCTTTTAAAACGCCTCTTCCAATTAAAACATCTTTCTTTGTAACTTTACCATCACCTGAAAGATCTTTCATTGCTACTGCAGAGCCGTGGTGTTTTTTATCATATTTCATATCTCCTGCTAGTTTTGAGATATGTTTTTCGTCAGCAGTCATTTTCTCGTCGCTGTGCCCGTGGTGATCATCATAAAGCACATCACGCTTTAAATAATCTATATGAGCAGCGTCATCTCTTTCAGCTGCTTTGTAATTTGATTTAGTAACATCTGTGTGCGCATGATCCATGCAGCATCTAGCGTTACCAGTGTATTTTCCGTAGTGTCCTTTATTATAACTCATTTTTAATTTTTATTTTTTGATTTTTCTTCTGGAAACATTTCTTTATAGATAGTAGGATAGTATCTTTTTATTAGCTTTGGATCTAGGTTACGAATCTTTTTGTCTAATGCTTTAGTTTCATCTACTGACCTTTGAGCCCGTTCTTCTGGCGTCAATGTACCTCTTAATCTTTCAGCGTCTTTTATTCTTTGCTCCATAGCTTCCCTAGCTTTTTTAGAAGCTTCTGTAGCTCTACCTCTTATTTCTTCAGTTTTTTCATCGAACTTACGCCTTTTAGGATCAGTATATTTATAGGTAGTTTCACCACCTTTTGTTTGCATAGTTCTTTGTTCATCTTTTACACCTTTTGTATCAGCTCTTTTATCTCTTCTGTTTGCTCTTTTTTCTAATCTCTCAGATACAGCTTCTGGACTTTTTCTAGCTTCAACTGCTTTATTAGTTGCGGTTGTTATGGTATTAAAAAAGTTTTGAAATATATCTCTTTCAGAGGCATAAACCATACCATCAGCACCGCTTTCATAAGCGTTTTGCAGCGGTGTAGAGCTTGTATCTTCTGGAGCTGCTTCAATAGCGTTTTTTAAACCTTGGTTTAAATTTTGCTCTTGAGACGCGCTTAGGGTTTTACCTATAGGATTTTTACCTAAAAAGTTTTTAGAAAAAGGTGAACTCATATTTATTTTCTTTTACAGCCAAAGTTTTTGGCATAATTAGCCATTTTAACAACTGATGCGCTATACTTATCTTTGCTTTTCATTACAGCGCTAGCCGCTGCGCACGTGGATTTACCTGGCATATTCTTTTTTACCCAAGCAGTAAACTTGCCTTTGTTTTCCTCTTTTATTTCTGGAAAATCTTCTTGTTTTAAAAACGGTGAAATCATAATTTACATTTTAGCTTTTTGAGTGATTGGCCCTGGACTGTAGTAGCTTTTAGCTTTTAGCACTTGCATACCTGTAATACCAGAGCTAGAACCAACTCCGTGTGGTCTTCCTGTTTGATCTAATGGTCCGTCCCATATAGCATTTTCACCTACAACACCGTGTGTGTTTTTCGATGCCATTGTTTTGTCGTAGTTTGGATCTGTTTTATGCATAATTTTTAATAATTAATACTGTTAAATAATTGACTTAATTCTTCTGATGGTTCGCTTAGTGGTCCAGGCGCTGCTATTTTATTTTGCATATTTTCAAGACCTCGCATAGGATTACTACTTAAAGCATTGTTATTTGCTAAAGCTGTTCCTTGTGGGGCCGCACCTACTAATTGACTAACTCCAGGCGCTTCTGCTGACATATCTTGTACGTTTTCTTGAACAGCTGTGGCAGCTTGAGATTCATCTCCTGCTCCTTCTAAAGTACTTACTCTTTGTTCTAAATCTCTAAGTCTTGGACGGCGCCCTCTTTTAACCATACCACCCAACGCGGCTATTGCACCTCTTCCTAATATGCCTCCTAAAAGTTTATTTGGACTATTACTCATCTGTTTTTATCTTTATTTACGTTATGAATAGCTTTTGTCATAACCTTATCGGTGTATGTGTTGCCATTAATTATTTTGTTTCGTCTACCTGTGTTTATATCTTCTTCACCAAGCATGATCTTGTATATTCTAGTTATAAGCTGCTTGCCTTTAAAAGAAACTTTATATATATGGTATTTTTGAGTTGTTCTGTTTCTGTGTCTCCAGACTTTAATCCAGTCTTGCTTCAATAATCTATTCCATCTTCTGTTGTCCCAGCTATAAGAATAAACACCCATTTCAAAATCTTTTTTAGTAAAAAACTCTATACAATCAAGGTATATAAGAAGTTCTAGATCTGCATCGTTTAAATCATTATTGCGACAAGCCCACTTTCTTATAATACGATAGTGTTTTAAAAGATTTAACTCTTTAATGTCACTAGCGTCTAACCTCATAATACAACGACTATGTCACCTGATTTTATAACGTGATAAGACTCTTTATCAACTTCTATTTTATGACCAGCATGACGATCAAAATATATTACATCATTTGGTTTAACACCTGCTACTTCATTTCCTGCAGAAACCACTGTAGCTTTAACGTAACGTATATCGTCTCTTTGATTTTCAGCAAGAAGTAGACCACCTTCTGTTTTAGTAGTACCTTCTTTTGCTTTATTTATTATTAAGTTTCTACCTATTGCTTTCATCAATTCTTAAATTATTAATTACACAATCAGTAGATAATATTGTTGTTGCTACAGAGGCTGCGTTTTGAAGAGCGCTCTTGGTGACGAGTAATGGATCTATTATACCTGACTCGATCATATTTACCATTTTTCCTGTAACCACATTATAGCCTTGTCCTTTAGTTGTTGGTGTTTTTAAGTTGTCAACACCGGCATTTTCAAGTATAGTTTTAAAAGGCGCTTTAATAGCTTCTAATAAAACTGTTTCGCCTTTAGACTTAGCTGTTATATTTGTTGCAGCGTTTAATAGAGCAATACCACCACCAGGAACAATCCCTTCTTTAATAGCAGCTTTAGTAGCACAGATAGCATCTTCTACTCTATCTGTTTTTTCTTTTAATTCTATTTCTGAATTAGCACC